ATTTGCGCCAGGACGCCCGTTTGTTTCGGTTGTGCTCTTCGAACTTTCCGCCGCGAGGCGGGAGGCGCAATCCTGGAGCCTCTGACGATGAATCCGGAGCGACTCCGTCCGGTTTTGATCGTATTCATGCTGCGAAAGCATTTGGTTAAAAAACCGTCCGGCCAGGTCTTCCGGGCATCCGTCCGGCGGCGCCCGCCAAGTCTTTCGCGTCCGGGCTTCGCGGCGATCGACTGAAAGTTTCTCGTCGAGCGTCATCGGGCCGGCCGGGGCCGGTTTCCCGTAACGCGGCGCCGCCTTCGCGTTGTCGAACTCGCCGGCAAGAATCCGATCGACCCAGCCCGGTTCGAGAAATTTCGTAACGGCCAGGGGAGTTTGGAAAAACTCGCATCGTGGCAAACGCTCGACGGCTTGCCGAGCCAGTTCGAGCCAGCCAGGGGAGGCCGCGGCGTCCACCCAGCCGCCAGGCGGGGACAACGGAACCCACGGCGCCGCCCGCTTCGTCGCGTTCCAGGTCGCCGCGAACGCTTCCCATTCGACGGCCGCCCATCCGGGCTTTCGGAATTCGTCTCCCGCGCCCGCGGTGTTTGTGAATTCTTCCGGGCAGAGGGAAGGGGAAGGGGAAGGGGAAGGGGAAGGGGGGCATCGTTTTGCCATGCCGTTTGCCATCGGCTTTGCCATGCCGTCTGCCATCGGTTTGCCATCCGGTTTGCCATCCGAACCCCATTTCGCCCGTGCGCCAGCCTTTCCGGCCGCCGACTTCGTTTCCCGGTAGACACGCTCCCGCTCTAGCCGCGGGTTCCGTCGCTTGCCGTCTTCGCATATCGGGAACTTTTCCCCGAACTCCGGCCAATCGCGGACGACGCCGGGAGAAATGCCGTCGACCCGCGAAGGGTCGCCCGGTAGCCCTCCCTGTTCCCATTGAACCGAAAGGAGCGTTATGTAATGACCCTTTGCCGCGGCCGGCCATCCGATAGTGGACGCCAAGAAATCGCGCGGAAAAAAATCGAATTGTGGCGTCGCCATTACTTGCCCTCCCTGGTCGTCGATGAAACCGGAACGTCCGTCCCGTCCGGCATGATTCGCCGCATTTCGTGGCCCGTGCCTTCAATCTTCCGCAGGACTAACGCAATCAGCTTCGACGCCTGGAGCATCGACAGCCGGTTTGCCGTCATCGTGTCCAAAAGACGTATCCGCAGTGCTTCCAACTGGTCCGGCTCCGTCGTGTCCGCAATCAACGCCGTGAACTCCGTCACCAGGCGGGCCGCTTTCGCCTCGTCTAGTTCCGCTTCGATCCGCAGGCCGGCCGGCGGCGGAGGGATAACGTAGCGGTCCACCGGAAACCGGGGGCGCAACCCGGCTTCCTTCATCCATTCCGGGCGATCGTCGAATTTCATCCTTCACCCCCTTCCTTCGCTTCCATTCCTTCCATGAGCCGGACACGCGCCCGGCAGATCGCCGCATGGATCGCCCGCCGCAAATCCCCGACGAGGATTTCGAATTCCGCCTGGTCCGCCTTCGACTGCCGACATTCGAAACTCAGAACTTCCGCCAGGTCATTGACCAACTTTGTCAAATGCTCGCGCATTGCTTGCCCTCCGGTGCCAAGAAATCCGCCAGCGACGCCGCCGGCTCCAGGTACGTTTGCGGGACCATGTAGGCCGCCCGCTTGTATTCAGTGCGCCAATAGGTGAGGCGCTTGCATTCGGCGGCCGGAAGCCAACCGACAATCCGGACGCCCTCGCGGAAAACGTCCCCGACGAACGCCAGGACGAACGCGGCATCGTCCGGGTCCGACGGGTAGACCTGGAGCGCCGCGCCAGGTTCGTCGATCGTCCGGACCTCGACGCCGCGAACGTCCGCTCCGCCGCGGCCGGAGAACCCGAACGGGAAAAGGCCCAGCCATTTCGCGACCGCGAACTCCCCGAGGCATCCGACGAAATCAGCGCCGAGCCCGCGGGCGCCGGCGGTTTCGTAACGCTCCGCCCGGCCATCCCGGAGCCATTCCAGGCGCCTTTCGAGCGCGTTGCCGGCCGCTTGACGTATGTCACGTTCAGAGAGAGGAACTAGCATCCGCTACCCCCTCCGGAACGTGGACGTAGACGGCGACACGAAACCGGCCGCCATCGACGACGGACCGCTCCAGCGCAAGCCGGTACAAATGCGCCCGCGTCATATGCCCCAGGTCTAAAACCGGGGCCGGCTGGCATTCCTTACCGCGAAACGCGTACTCCAGGCCGTCGTAGGGACCGCCGATGTAACAGACGTAGACCGTAGGCTTTCGAGCCATAACCAGGCATCCTTTCCGGGTGTTGAAGAAATCCCCGCGCGACCAGGATTGCGCCATCCTGGAGCCGGCTGGAGTGTCCGGCCGCGGCCCGGCATCGGGGCCGCCCGCGCGGGGGCGCGTGAATCAAAAAGGAATGTCTTCCGCTCCGCCGGTGGGTTCAGTATTCCGAACTTCGGGCCGCGCCGCGGTCCGCGTTTCGACCTTCGGCGGGGGCGCTTCGAACCAACGCCCGACCGTGGCGATTTCCCGGCCAGACTTCGTCATCTTGTGCCGGACCTCGACGCCGACCCGACGACCGACCAGCGCACCCGCGTCAACGTCCCCTACGGGCGGGACGCCACACGCCCGGCAGATAACCGCCAGCCGGGCTTCCGACTCCAGGCCCGTCGAGTCTTCGAACGTGACCGGCTGGCCCCCGGCGATAACCTCCAGGGTTAGAGCCAGGCAATCCCGCTCACGGTCCCACGGGGCCGGCTTTTCGGCCGCCTCGACGACCAGGGCGACATATTCCCCGGCCGGGGGCAACTCCCCGGCCGTATCAACATTTCCAGCAAAACGCATAGCTTTCCCTCCAGGTTGGAAACCAAAAATCCGACCGCCGGAACGCCCGGCGGGTATCAACGCGCGACCTCTTGCGATTCGGTGTTGTCCAGAAACACGCCGCCAACCGACTCCGCGCGGGCCAGCACCAGGCCGACTAGCTCGCGATGAATCGCCGCGGTGAACGTCCCATCCGCCAACCGTTCATCCAGCCGCCGCCGGAGGCCGTCGCAATCGTCGTGCGTCGCCGCGCGAGCAATCGCGATACGGGCCGAATCCGCCGCGCCCCGCTTGGGGTCCGGCACCCGGGCCGGCCGCGGGCGGTACTCAATGGGGCCGGCATCGTGGCCCATTTCCTCCGCCGGCGTCGTCTCTAACCCCGCGTCCATCAAAACGACGACGAACGCGAACGCGGACCGGCAGGCCCGAGAGATTGCCCGCGTCTGCGCCATCGCTCGCCGGGCGAATTCGTTCCGCCCGCTCCAGGTCTTTTCGTCGTCCCCGACGAACCCCTCCGCCGTCGCCAGGATCGCCCCGTCGGAAACACGGCGGACCTGGCCGACCGCAGCAATGCCGCCATCGACCCGCCGAACGTCAACCGCCGACGCAACCGCGCCGAACGCGTTCGCGATAGCCTGCCAACCCTCGACGCGAACGTACTTCCGGCCTTGAATCGTCTGCGCCGTCTTCGTGACAATCTCCCGGCAGACGCCCGCGGCATCCGTAGCCGCCCGATGCGCCACCAGCGCGGACCGTTCCGGCCCAGCCGGCGCGACCGCGTAGGAATCATTCGAACCATCTACCGTAGCCATTTCAAAACCTCCAGAGTTATGGGAACCGAACTTTAGAAAACAACCTTGCCTTGCCTTGCCTTGCCTTGCCTCGCCTTGCCCCGCCGTGCCTCGCCCCGCCTCGCCTCGCCCCGCCATGCCCCGCAACCAACCATCCCGCCGCCGGATTGCGAACACCGGTTACGCTTCGGCGGTTTCCTTGCCTTGCCTCGCCTTGCCTCGCCGTGCCTCGCCCCGCCGAGCCTCGCCCTGCCCTGCCGAGCCACGCCCAGCCGCGCCTCGCCGTGCCGAGCCGTGCTATTGAACCTGGAATGTTTCGACTTCATACCTTCCGAAATACGGACGAAACGTGCCAACGCCGAGCATCCCGCCCATCGTCAACGCCTGCCGGAGATTCTCCAGAGAACAATACTTGTTCTCTATGTAGTCCATCGTGAAAGCGAGATTCCAAGGCGTCGCCAAAACGGGCCGGTGCTTCGCGTTCGGGACTCCCTTCGCCAGACGCGCAACGGTCCGGTGTTCGAAGACCTGACCGTTGAACCCGTTGAA